TTTGACACGAAAGGAAACATTACCTGGGCTGAGTATGACAGTGGAGAAGCGTTCAATCCATCTTTTAATTTTAGAACTGACCATCGTGAAATCCTCATGGTCGTGCCTGATAAGTCTGAGACGCCCTCATGTGACGCCTGCGAGCACGAGTTCAAGGCGAAAGCAGAAGAGCATTATAGTGGGGAAACATTCAATAAGCCAGTTTATATGTGGCATCATGGCAAGAAATGCTTTCTCTCCGACAAGTATGAATATACGGGTGAGTTTCGTAAGCCAGGGGATGATGCGTATGAAACTGCGCCCGGTGATGCAGGTACAATACTTCCAGAAACCCAGACGCCACATGTGAGTATGAGTTCAAGGCGAAAGAAATGGATTCTCCGTCTTGTTACACCGAAAGCAGAGGAGCCGACGCCGCCTGAGTGGTGGCAAGACGGTTGGTGGGTGGTGTTTGACTCCGACGGACGCATGTATCAAGTGAGCACCCGTGGTGGAGAATGGGCGCACATTAAATATTTGGCAGAATATCGTCCCCCAAAACTCGATGACCTCGCCTACACCGTGGATGGCGTGCAGTATTTGGCGTATGAGGATAATTATGGCAATATACGGATCACTGACAACAAGAATGTGATGGTAGTAAGTGGTCAGGGCAAGAAAATCTTCCCCTTCTTCTGGGGTGCCCGCCGCGTAATATCCAGGGCACAGTGGGACTGGTTGCAGGCGCAGAAGTAACCAGACATGCGTGGGTGGCCTTTCACTCAACAAACACGGTGAGTCAACAGGTAGTGGAGTTACCGGGGCCATCCGCGCTTTTAAAAGGAGGAGTAAAATGCGAATAGAGCGTACCTTTAAGTTAAAACTCTGGCCTGAAAAGGAAGTGGACAAGGAGAAGATACGAAAAATCTACAAAATAATTAAAGGATGGGGTGTCGAATGCGTATTATATGAGTCCGACTATATGCATCTACAGGCATACCCACGAACCGCGATGCAAGTGGGCTTTGTGGACAAAGAGTTTCAGGTAGCAATTTACGAGGCCACCCCCATGACCAAACAGATCACAGTCACCGCAGAGCAAGCCGCTGAGATCATGGACGGCCTGGTCAAGGTCGTTGCGAAGATGGATCAGCCGCCGGAGGGAGTACTGCTCGGCTCACATTGGGAAGATGACCACGTTCACTTTGTTCCCGGTGGTATTATTGACCTTCCCTATTCCAAGCACGCGACGGTGGAAGTATTCACACCTGAGACATACGATACAGGCGGCCAACAGCCGTGGGGAGACTTTATCGAGGATATACGGGAAGTCCCTGTCTGCACCGCCATTGTGACTGATGTGTGGGTGTGCCAAGTGCAGGATGTGACTGCGGAGGAGTGGGTGTCCAATGCCCCCAACTATGCACATGTCCTCGACGCTATATTCCAATACAAGAGGGATTATCCTGGCGCGTGGGAGCGCAACGAGTATGTTGAACTCGTGACACTGGAAAGGAGGGGTGATGCGTCCCATCAGGAACAAGGTGCTCCAAAATGCGCTCTGGCTTGCGATCCAGTGGAATGAATCCCTTATTGACTCGTATCGAACTGAGCTTCAGAAGGGGCCAGATGCGTATCTGCTGCCCAAGGTGGTGCCTACTGAATGGAGGTTGAACGTCGTCAAACTCAAGCAAGAGAATGCACAATTCAAGAAACTACTCGGAATTGAGGCCGATTATGACTGACAAGCCGATGGAACAGAAGTGGCACTTTAAGGGACAGTCGTTATATATGGGCAACACCCCAGTATGTACGCTGTCTTATGAATATGTCAAGTGGGCAAAACAAGATATTGTCAATGACCTCAACTTCGCACTGTTGAAGGATGAGATCATGGACGCAGTAAAGCGGTTGGAGCGCTTACAACAGAATGTAACTCCCGATTATTCAAACCATACTCGACGCCTCCTCGCACGGATAGAGGAGATAGGCCATGAATGAGCCAATGGAACAAAAGTGGTTCAGGATGGGGCAAGAAATTTGGTGCGGAACTACGGGCATTATGCTTTTATTAACGATCCCATATGCACCAGAGGAAATTCTTGACCGCATCTGTGCCGACCACAACTTCGCCCGCCACGCCGCGCTGGAGATAGCCGGGAAGGACATCAAGATCGGTGTGCAGGGGAAGGTAATTGCGGCCCACAAGGATCAGATCGCCAGTTTGCAAGCCGAGATCGTTGCACTCACTGCGGAGAATGAGCGGTTGCAGGGTGGGCCAGACTTCTCAACACATGAGAGTATACAACGGGAGTTCGACAAGCGATTCCCAGATGAGGAGGACACCGATGAGTAAGATCACGCGGGAACAGGTGGGGGCGCGAAAGCGTGGGCAATAGAAATCAGCGCCCGCAAGCTGATTCGACGGGATGTCGAGGGATACAAGGAGGGATGATATGACAGAGCCGATGGAGCAGAAGTGGGAAGAAAGCGATAGCGCTCAATGGCCGGGTATAGTTTCGGAAGATGGTTCAGAGATACCGCTGTCTTATGGCAGCATGCCTCGCTTCATCGCCGATCACAACTTCGCCCTGATGTGGGAGGAAATTGTGGAGCACCTTGAGTACTTCCGTGACGGTACATATAACAAGGAAACGCATAAAGTACTCACCGACCTTCTCGCCCGCGTAAAGGAGACTGACTGTGACCACACCGAAGGTTGAACCGAAAGTGGAACAGTGGATGGAAGCTGCGGCAAGGGAGATAGTTTACTTTATCTACCCAGGTGCAAAAGAACATCCCGAAAGCGAGCAAGAAGTTATCGTGTACGCGGAGATCATCGCCCGCCATGCCGCGCCGGCGTTAAAGAGGAACGCGGCTCTCCATGAAACAATCACCGAGAAGGATACTGAGATCGCCCGGTTACAGGTATTACGTGGTTTGGCTGGCTTCGGGCTTGGGGTGGCGCAAGAGGAGATCGCCCGGCTGCGCAAAGCAACCACTGCATCATACCCAGAATTATTCTCTGCACTCATGGCAACCGAAGAGGCGCTTATGAATGCCCAGACGGAGATTGCCGTGCTCAAGGACTACTCCGACCGCTGGCCAGGGAATATGGAAGATAAGTATCAGGCGATGCAGGAGGAGAATGAGTGGTTGCGGGAAGTGTTCGGGAAAGCCGCTACTGTCTGTATGGAGCTTGGAGATAATCCTGATCCCACCGATCAATTCAAAGAACTAACCGAACTGCGGACGGCAGTTGCCAAGGTAAAGATAGCTCGTGTAAAGGAGGCAACCGATGGCACACGATAGCCAATACAAGGACCCGGAACCCATCGCCAAGGTGTTGCGCTTCGACTACCCCAAGGCGGGGGAGAGTTACTGGAACAAGTTCACTCATCGCGTCGAGGTGGCATACCGCGACCTGCCGGTGCGCTTCCAGATCGTGGAGGATAAGCCATGAACCGTAAGCTCAGAGGATGCCCCGACCACCAGCGCCTCGGATGCCCAATGACCCGCCTGAACCGGGTGGAGGGGAATGGCCCCGTCCCCTGCTCCATTATGTTCATAGGGGAAGCCCCTGGTGAGACCGAGGACAAGAAGGGGAAGCCGTTCTGTGGCAAAAGCGGGGTGGAGCTCGATCGCAATTACCTCAAGCGGTCTGCCCGAGTGTATCGGGAGAACGTGTATGTGACCAATGTGGTGAAATGCCGCACCAATGAGAAGGACCGGGATCCCACGGTGGCCGAGATAGCTGCGTGTAGCGGATTGCTGTGGGCGGAGCTGGCGGCGGTGCAGCCGCGGTATCTGGGGCTGATCGGGAGCATTGCCACCCGGTGGGTGCTGGGGCCGGATGTGCGCATGGAGAAGGTGCATGGGTTCGGCTATGAGTGGTTGGATTACCTGGTGATGCCACTCTACCATCCAGCTTACGCCTTGCATAACACCGCAATGATGCTGCACGTGATGGACGACTTCGAGCACTTCGGGCAGATGGTGAGGGGGGATGAGAGTGTGATGTGGAGGGAGAGACGATGATGGATTACGCCGGCTATCAGTATTTCATCGGATCAACGGAGGAACTCATACAGCAAGCACTCGTGGATGGCCGTATACGTGAGGAGTGGCTACGGCAAGCTATGCCGGGGATTGAGGCGTGGTGTGCTTGCCATGAGCTCGGCATTGGGGGTTTCGTGGGTCGTGTAGTAGTGCAGGTCAATATGGGTAGGCCGTTCCGCATGGCCGTAAGGGAGATCAAGAGGAGTGCGCGATGCGGGTGATTGCTGTCGATACCGAGACCGTGAGGGGGGAGCCATGGAGCATCCAGACAGCCGACGAGGATCATCCGCGTGGGGCGATATGGTACTGCGACAACCAAGATGATACGCTTGCCGTATGCGGGCTACTGGAAGCCCCGGACACCCTCACCATTCTCCACAATGCCAAGTTCGACCTCCGGGTGCTCGGGCAATGTGGTATCCACCCAGCCCATTCCGAATGCACTATGCAGATGGCTTACCTCTTGGGGGAGCCCGCCCTCAGCCTGAAGGTGTTGGCCTACCGCATCGCCGGTATCGAGATGCGCACGTTCGCTGAGGTGACCCACGATGCCACACAGGCTAAAGCCTACGCTTTTCTGCTGAAGGTGGTGGCGAACGACTGGCCCGACCCAGACCCCATCATGCTCATCGATGCGGCCGGCGAGGTCAAGTTCTCCTTCCCCAAGAACATTACAGGCAAGGTGGAGAAGTTGCTACTCAGGCACATAGGCGACCCCTTCGCTGATCTCTATGCGGCATGGAAGAAGTGGGTGGCGGATGGCATGGACGGGGGAGCCGATGCAACCCTCGGCAGGCTGGACCGCGCATACCTTGATGAGGTGGACCCGGTAGTGGCCGAGGAGTACGCCTGCCTCGATGCTGATGCCACGTTTGCCATCTACCCCTATCTGCACACCCGAATTGCCGAGTTGGGCCTACAGGAGACGCTGGAGCGCGATATGGGGGTGCTCCCCATGATCATGGCGATGGAGGATAATGGGGTGCTGGTGGACCTTGCGGTGCTGGAGGAGTTGGGGCAGGACTTGGACGAGCTGACCAAAAACACCCAAGCGGATATCAATTACCTCGCCGGGCAGTATGTGAACCCGCGGAGCAGCCAGCAGGTGGTGGCGCTGCTTCAGGACAAAGGGATATACACAGACATGGAGACCTCCACCGATGCCTCCGTGCTCGATCAGTACCGCACCCATCCCATTGTGGGCCGGATACAGGACTACCGGGCGTACACGAAGCTCCAGTCCACCTATGTGCGCGGCCTCATGAAGAAGATCGGCAGTGATGGACGTATACACACGACGCTCTCCACGACACGCACCGAGACCGGGAGGCTGGCCAGCAGCAATCCAAACGAGCAGAACATTCCGGTGCGGACTGAGTTGGGGAGACGGATACGACAGGCATTTGTAAGCGAGAGGAGTGAGGGATGACAGGCAAGCGCATCATGTTACCGCAAGGCGATAGGCTCGCCATCAATCAGCCCAAGATGTACGTGTTTATACCAGAGGATGATATCACGCTGGCCGAGGTGGTGGAACTGCTCCAGACCTTGAGGATTGCGGCGCCTCAAGTAGGATATGATCAGTTCTCTCCTGAGCTGCAACGGCACTTTGCCCAAGCGACGCCAACACCACCACTGAATCCGGGGAGACCATCGTGATTGAGTGCTCCTTCCTCGCCCTTGATTATAGCCAGATCGAGCTGCGTGTAGCCGCCCACGAGTCGCAGGACCCGCGTATGCTTGACATCTACCATAACGATGGCGATATTCATATGGAGACGGCGATGGCGATGTTTGGGTTGCCCGAGGGGGAGATAGATGACAAGGCGCATAGGCGGCCAGCCAAGACCACGAACTTTGGCACCATCTACCTGATAAGCGCCAAGGGGCTGGTGGCAGCATTCCAGCATGAGGGCCTCACGGAGTTCACCGAACGGGACTGCCAAGCATTCCTCGATAGCTGGCGGCAGAACTATCCAGGGTTCTTTGACTGGGTGGAGGAGATCAAGGCGGAAGCGCGGCGCACCGGCATGGTAAGGGATATGTTTGGGCGACCACGTTGGGTTCCGGAGTTGAACTCAGCGCTCTCCTATATCCGTGAGGCCGGGATCAGACAGGCAGTGAATGCGCCCATCCAGAGTGGCGCGGGTGGGATACTGAAAGAGGCGATGGTGCGGCTCACCCCAGTCGTAAACCAATGGCAGAACGATTTTGGCGTTGTGTGCCGCCCATTGCTTCAAATTCACGATGAGCTGATCTTCGAGGTGGAGGATGAATGGTTGCCGGTGATCGCGCCCCAGTTCCGGGGGATTATGGAGACCGCAGTGGAGCTTACGGTGCCGGTGAAGGTGGACTGCGAGGTGGGGAAGAACTGGAAGGATTTACACGCATATGAGGGGGCAGCATGAGCCATCAACCACAAATTGAACGCCAACGACATCTGGAAGCCTTTGAGGAATACCGCGACCTTGGCTTTGGCCGCACATATCGGGAGGTGGCACGGCGTGTGGGGGCATCACCGGATTCCGTGGCGCGTTGGGCCAAGAACTTCAAGTGGGAGGAGCGGGTGCAGGACCACGAGGGGGGAATAGCCCAATTGAAGGAGGAGGGCACTATGGTTCGGGTGGATACCCCCGTAGGTCGCAAGATGCTCAGGGTCTTACTCCAGATGGAGTCCCTCATCGACAGCGCATTCACCGAGGGCAAAGGGGGCAAGTTCACTCCCACGGTGAAGGTGAAAGACCTCGACCAGCTCACCAAGTTCGTGGAAGCCTACCGTAAATTCATGGAAACCTACGGCAAGCTCGTGGGCGAGAATGGGCCTAGTGCCTCCCGCAAGGATCAAGGCACTAGCATCAAAGAGTTCAACATGTATATGGGCGGCATGTCTCAGGAAGAGCGTATCGCCATGATGAAAGGACTGACTGGTGGCAATGACCCTGGAGGAGATAGGCCGGTTGCGGGAGGCAGTGAGGAAGCAGATTTTACAGAAGTTCCTGAACGAGGGGATGCTGACTGATCTCGATGTGCTGGAGTTCTTAGCGGCCCTTCAGGTGGCCATAGTGGGCACCAAGCGCCTCTGTGGTAACCCAGACCATTGCAGCCAGTTCCGGGCCGTCTCCGATGTCCTCAGGGACGTGGTGCAGTATTACATCATTTGGGCATGCCGGTCCGGGAGCAAGACGTTCCTGTACGGCGGCCTTGATGCGTGGGTCAAGAGCTGCTCCAAGGCACGGTATGAGACCAAAATCCTCGGTGGCAGTAGGGATCAGTCCCTCCTGAGCTATCAGGCCATGAAGATATTCCGGGATGAGACCGACCCACTCAATACCCGCCTCACCCGCGACATCATGCAGAGCCGGGCGGAGTTCCTGAACAAGAGCGAAGTGAGCATCCTGACCGCTAGCCGCACCTCGGTGCGCGGACCCCATCCCCAAGCCCTTAAGCTCGACGAGGTGGATGAGATCGACGAGCAAATCTATCAGGATGCGCTCTCCCAGCCCACGAGTAAGTTTGGCCACAAGGCGGTGCTGGGCATGTTCTCCACCAACCACCATGTCATGGGCCAGATGGACCGGGCAATAGCCAATGCGGAATCCCGCGGCCACAGCATATACCGCTACTGCATCTGGGAATGCATGGCGTCGTGCAGGGACTATTCCTGCTCCACATGCCCCCTCACCTCAATATGCCCCGGTGAGCAGATGAAGGGGGCGGACGGGTACTATACGGTGGATGACTTCATCCAGAAGCTCCACACCCTCTCCATGTCCATGCTCTCCCGCGACTGGCTCTGCATCAAGGTGGGGCTTGGGGACACCGTGTATGAGCAGGAATGGGACGAGGACGTGCATCTGGTGAGCGTGGACCTGCGGGATACCCCCGTGGTGCTGAGTGTGGACTTCGGCGGGGTGGACCCGTTCAGCGTGGGGGTGTGGCAGCAAGCGCCGGATGAGCTTGGGGGAGCTGGCACATGGATACGGGTGACTGAGCTCTATATGCAGTCAGCGGAGGAATCCACCACCAACACCCGCGTAATTGAACGGGCGAAGAAGGCCCCGTGGGCGCGGCTCGTCAAGGAGATTATACCGGATAACTCGCGGCCCGATCTCATTCAGGAGTGGCGGGAAGCGTTCCCCCACGCCGCCATGACGATCATGGACAAAAAGACCATCGACGAGGGGATAGAACGGGTGAAGAGTGCGCTCAAGCCAGTGTTGGGGGCACCCAAGATATTGGTGAACCGCATCTGCCTACACTTCCGGCAGGAGATACTGATGTACGCGGTGAAGAATGACAAGCCGGTGGATAAGAATAATCATACGTGTGACGAGACTCGGTACTTCGTGATGGCGAAGTTGGCGGAGATCGGCGGGGTGTTTGTTGGGACGCCCAAACAAGATACGGCGCCAGAATAGGGGATATGATGCGACACGATTACCAATTGAAACCACGGATACCCCATAAGTTCGTGGTTCTGCGGCCAGACGAATATGAGGTTATCGCGGAGGGCTATGGCTATCTGAACGCCAGGATTTTTGGCAAGGGCAAGCACCCATACCCCCACAGGTTCCGTCTGAGCGGAAAGGGTACATTCTTTATCAATAGTGGGAGTAAAGCACAGCGGAAAGATGAGTCCGGAGCTTTCCTGGATTACGCTATCCCAGCAGGGTGATTCTGTATTGCACTCCACACTATGTAGAAGATTTTCCTTGACAGACCCCTACTGAGTGCATATACTCCGCATGAGTGTTGCATTTTGCGACACGCGGAGACCCAAGCATGAATATGCCCTCGGTATTCTTTAATCTGGTTCAAAGAAACAAGGAACATAGGGCTCTATCCAAGCAGGTGGTGACCCTCACACGGCAGCTTGGTAATCTCCAGGCCGCCACTGATATAACCACCAACACAGACTCCACCTCCACCCGCGCCTATGTAGGCACCCCCACCAAGTATAGTGATTACGCACGACAGGTAGCTGCCCTCGGTGCACTCTACGGCAACACGGCGGATTGGGGCTGCCCCATAGCGAAGAATGTCATCGACGTGCGGACGGCGTTCAGTGTGGGTGAGGGCCTGAAGGTGACGAAACGGGAGGGGTTCAAAGGGTCTGCCGAGCAGGAGCTTGAGTGGGCCAAAGAGTTCATGCGACAGAACAACCTCGATGAAGAGATGCCTCAGGAGTATGCGAAGGAGGCCGAGATCGAGGGCAAGGTGCTGTGGCGGTTCCGCGTGGACGAGGCGGCACGGGCCATCCGGGTCATCCACGTCTCATGGCGCAAGTACAACTACACTATCTACTCCCCCGACTATGACTACTTCGATTACATCCGGGCCGAATATACCGGGAGCGGGGAACCCAATCTGAAATTTGATCTGGCCGCCCCCCTCTTCGTGTATAAGCGGTTTGGGGGCCTCTCCAGCGAGATCAATTCCACGCCGCCCAAGACGGCCTTTGTGCTCCGTGAGATAGAGGACATTGATAAGGCGCTATGGGACTGGCGCAAGGTGAACCGCCTGTTCGGTTCCCCCACCCCTGTATTCATCGGCTCCGACAAGCAGACGGCCAAAGAGATACTCGCAATGCTCGACACGATAAACTGGCGTATCGGGAAGGCTATTGTGCTTGGCGGCGAGGGTGTGGACTATAAGCTCGTGGGATGGCAAGGGGACGGCTACACCACGCTCAAGGAAGAGATACAGGCACTCGCCAAGACTATCTCTGGCACCACGGGTGTACCCGTACACTTCCTCGGCTACCCGGAACTCCTCAGCAACCGCGACACCGCCGAGAATCTCATCGAACTCATGTCCCTCTCCACCAGCAAAGAACGCCGCACATGGATAGGCGCCTACGAGGAGCTTATCCAGAAGGCCATGGTTATCTACAACACTGCGTTTAACACCTCCCTCAATCCGCAAGCAATCGACGTAACCATAGAAGAAACCAAACTCATGGAGACGCTCCCAGAGGACACGAATGAAACAATACCTAAGCGCAACGATACAAGCGCTCAGTCAGCTGGAACTGGACAATCTGATTGAGCCCATCGTGCTCCGGGGTGTGAAGGAGCGCGACCCAGACCCGGACATCCGGGTGTACTCGATAGGCCATGAGGGCACCTCCGATCTCCATCTACCAGGCATTGGTAAAAAGACATTCACATGGATACAGGCGGCGGTGAAGGCTATAGCGGGGGCATTACGCCTTGGTACGGCCGTATTTGACCGCCATGATCCCTCAACAAATTCACACGAAGGGAGAGTGCAGATAGGAGAGGTAATAGGCAAGGCAACGAAACAAATAGGAAATCGCCTCAACACACTGGCCGCAATTCACATTTTTCCGCAGTACAAGTCCAGACCACTTGATGTGGCGAGTATTGAGGCAGAAATCGAGTATGACCACGACGGTGAACAAGCATGGCCTACTCGGATACAAAACGTGTCAGGGATTGCATTGAGCAATTCCGACATAGACTCCCCGGGTTTTCCCGGAGCAACCCTTCTGGGCGCGGTGCAGGCGTATGTGCAAGCGTTCGGAGGAGACCTAAAGGAAGATAACATGAACTTGTCAGATGTGAAAGCAGCAGTGAAAGAACTCGGATTATCTCCATCGCAGGTGTTTGGGGCTGATACCATTATGGCCGACACTGTGGTGGTGGATAGGGTTAAGGAGGCCAAGAGTACGTTGCAGCAGGCCGCCGACCGTTGGAAAGGCGAAGTGGACGGTGCTCGTGAGCGTGTTGCGGAGTTGGAAAACGCAAAGGCCACGAGTGACACAAAGGTGAAGCAGCTTGAGCTACGGTCCCAGAGCGGGCCGGCTTTGGATGCACTCCTTGCAGACCCGGAACGGAAGCTCGACGAGAAAGCGAAGACGTTTATCAAGCGCAGTCTCAAGAACTTCTCCACTGAAGCCGCCGACGAGACTGCCCTCAAGACCGATCTCGGGAAGTTTGTGGATGTGACAACGCAGGAGTATACGGAGTTGGCGAAGGACGTGTTTGGCGTGGCCCAAGGGGAGCAGAACACCCCAGGTGATCCCAACCAGTTCAAGCTACCTCCAGGGCTCCTGACGGGCACTACACCGCCGGTGACAACCCTTGGTGATAATGCTCCTGCCACTATCCCACCTTCCCGCCAGGAAGTCCTGAGCGCCGAAATGGACCCGACCCTCAACCCGCTCATACCGGGCGGTAAAGCTGCTGCCGAGGCACAGAAGACATAGCCAAAGGAGTATACTGTGACACTCGGAGGAACAGACTTCAAGCTGCGGTGTTCCACCAACAACGACCCGTATGCATCGTTTGAGATCACGGCTACGGTGGCGTATACCGCGGGCCAGATGGTCTTGTATGAGGATACGGTCTGCGTGGTGGTGAATGCGGCAGCAATCGGAGATCAGGCAGTGCTCGTGTATTGGGCCGCCAAGATCATCGTACCATGTCAGGTCGTGACGACCGCCAACCTCGCCAACATGAACGAAGGCTGCAAGATATACTTTGATGCGACCGACGCGAATGTGAACGTGGACACCAACAACACCCTCTGCGGTATCGTGACCGTGCAGCCTGCATTGGCCGCCACGACGGTCGAAATCCACCTTGATGGCATGCTCGGCATCGTAGCCTAAAGGAGACTGGTCATGTATAAAGGCAGCATTGTCTCCGACTGGGGACTCGTTGAGCGTATGGGTGGCATTGATAACCCGCAAGCTCGTGGCTTGGTGAGGGGGGCGCTCAATTCCTTCCTGACCCAGCCAAACTCTGCTCCGTTCCAAGCAGCGGCGCAGGCATTCACTTCCACCGGAAGCCCTGAGGCGGCACGTACCGCGATGGTACAAGCATTCGCCACTTCTGGTGATTTCCCTGCCAGCGTGATCGAGGTGCTCGACAAGTACCATCAGGCTCTCTACTTCGACACCGCATACGAGCAAATCTTCAACATGATGGACATGAGAGCGTCGAACCGTAACGGGTTCGATATTCTCGATGTGATCTCTGGCCTCACCTTTGCCCTTGTGCCTGAAGGCATGAAGGCCAAGATTTACAAGATGTCCGGTGTGAAGGTCAGCGTCACGCTTGATATGTATGGTGCTGGTCTCGGCTGGTCTCGGAGGCTCTTCGATGACAAGGAATACTGGACCATCGAGGACAATGCGTTCGAGTTCCGCAACAAAGCGTATGAGAGCAAGGCGCAGGACTTCTACGACCTGCTTGATGCGACTGCCGCCACCTATAATCTGGCATGGCAGGCGATTGCCGGTGCGATTCCCAACACCAATGAGAACTACGTGCCGATCCGGGATATCAACACGATCAACAAGGCATGTGAGAACATCCTGATTGCGCTCCAGGACCTGGGTATGGGAGTGACACCCCAGAGCGAGTTTATCCTTCTCGCCCCAATCCAGCTCAAGGGTAGGATCGCTCGTGCGCTCGGCATGGTGCAACAGCCGTTTGCTTCGAGTACGTCGCAGCTCAATTACAATGTGCGTGTACTCTACTCGCTCATGCTATCCTCGTCCTCGGTCTATTATGTGATCTTCCCCAAGAACAAGCTCAAGGGGGCGAATCGCATGGATCTCACCGTGTTCTCCGATTTCGACATCGAAGCCTACTCCGATATTGCCGTTGGATGGCAACGGTATGGCGGTGCAGTCGGTGAACTCAAACAGTTGGTACGCTGCGCCACAGCATAATCGTGTGGTGATTGCGTAACGCCCGGCAGGGGGGTTGTCGCCGCCAGCCCCCCTGTTTAATAAGGAGGCAAGAGAGTGCTCAGTATGCGTGATGTGCAAAGAGGCAAGCAGAAGGTTACAGTGGAGTCCGACGAGCCGACACAGCCCCTCACGATGTCCCAGATAGGGCCGCGCCACAAGCGCCCTCGTCAGCTACGAGATGCTCCTCCGGGACAGGAGAACAAGATACTCACACTATCTGACCTCCGACCCAGGAAAGCATCAGAGCGACATCGAGGCAGACGCTCTGAGATTGTCGCCAGGAGAGGATTTACACCGGGATCGCCGGTGGCTCCGCGCCCACCCGAGTTTGGCCCCAAGATGTTCTCCAGCTATGTACCGGATGGCGTATGGAGTGGCAGGCGATGTTTCATTATCGGCGGTGGTCCCAGTTTGCGCCGGAGAGACCTCAATGGACTCCATGGCGAGCTTGTAATCGGTATCAACAGGGCGTGTGAGGCAGTGGACCCCAGTATCCTCTACGGCGTGGATAGCCAGCTCTTCGGGTGGGCGGAACAGGGCACACTCGGGGATAGGGCGAAGGCCTGCTTCACTGGGTATAAGGGGTATAAGGCGTGGATGGCTGTGCATAAGATGTACCCGGAGGATTTCTACCTCATCAATATTGATGCCTCCTCCCGTTTCGACATTGGCACCACGGACAGGCTGGCGTTCAAGAACAACTCCGGCTACGGTGCGATCAATCTGGCGGCGGCCCTCGGGGCCAACCCCATATACCTCCTCGGATTTGATATGCGGGGGACCAAGAGTGGTAAGCAGAATTGGTGGCATCCGGGTTACCCCAACGATTACGGGGGACGCATCTACAAGCGGTATATTGAAGCCATTACAGGGTTTGCGCCCACACTGAAGTCTGCTGGAATCAGTGTTGTGAATCTGAACCCCAAGTCGGCGTTAAAGTGTTTCCCGTTCGGAGACCTCAGAACGGCATTGACTGGGAGGGCAGACCGCCCTATGGTGGTGAGCTTCTTCACCAAGAACACGGGCTACCAGACTGAGGCAGAGCGGCTCATACGTGAGCTCCACCTCTTCGGCATGGAGCATGATATACAGCCCATGGACACCCTTGGCTCGTGGCAGGCCAATACCCAGTATAAGGCACGCTTTATCCATGACATGATGCTCAAGTACCCAGACCGCAATATCCTTTGGCTGGACGTGGATAGTTCCATCTACCAGTACCCGGAGGTGTTTGATAATGCGGACTTTGACTTGGGGGTGCATGAGATTGATTGGAGCAAGTACGGGCAGGGCAACCGCCGAGACCACCAGCTCGCCAACGCAGTAATCTATTTGCGTAATTGTGAGCCGGTGAGGGCGTTTGTACGGGCGTGGATTGCGGAGAATGAGGCGCACCCGGACCACATCGAGATGCAGACCATGGCGCGGGTATTGGCGCCTTGGAAGGCGAAGCTGCGGTTCCATAATATTCCCGCGAGTTACTGCCAGATATTTGACACGATGGCAGAGGAGGGGTATCCCGTGATCGAGCAGAGACAGGCGAGTAGGCGCTACCAGGGTGATGTGGCAGGCCCATCCGATCCGATCGCCGTCACAGAGAAGCGGAAATACGATGATTGTTGGACGGATAGCATTGGGTATAGCAAATCAGCATGTGCAGAGCCCCTCATTAACGCCGTGCTCAAGACGATGAAGCCGGGGGACAAGGTGCTCGATATTGGTTGCGGAGACGGCCATACGGTGCGTGGTCTGCGGGCGGCTGGTGTGGATGCCACGGGGGTGGATATAACGCTCGCTGCTATCCCGGATAACATGCAGGGCATAGTCGAGGCCCCTGTGTGGAATATGCCCTTCAAGGACAATCAGTTCGATTACACGGTGAGCACGGACGTTCTGGAGCATGTGCCTACCGAGATGATACCCAAGGCTCTCATTGAAATATATCGGGTGACGAAGCGCCAGAGTTTCCATGTGGTGGCGCTGTTTGATGGGATCAGGAATGGCGTGATCCTACATATGACCGTGAAGCCCATGGAGTGGTGGACCCAGCAATTTGATCGGATACCACACAAAGGGCTGGCGGTACAGGTGATGCCACGGAATATATTCATGGAGGGAGTTGGCAAATGAAACCGCCCGAGCAGAAAGTGTGGGGAACCACGATTGAGTTGTTTGCAAATGGGGCTGCCTCCACGCATTACATCGAGGTGAAAGCGGGTGGATTCTGCTCGGAGCATCGCCATGAGCACAAGGAGAACGTCTTCTACGTCATCGAGGGGGAGCTCAGGGTTACTTGGTGGGATATTGATGGGCATGAGCACGGCCTTACCCTATTCGCTGGGGATGATACAGCAATATCTGTTGGTATCTGGCACTCGTTTGAGGCGATGGTAGACACCAAATGCATCGAGATATACGATTACCGCTATTATGGGGTGGACATAGAACGGAGGGTCTCGGGTGGACTCCGCACGGATAAAAGCGATTGAGGAGAGGGAACGTGAGAAATACACCGAACTATTCACCCGGAATTATGGGTCCACGGGGTACCAGACTCAGTTCAGCGAGGTGGCGGAATGGATAACGCCGGAGCAGGACCGGATACTGGATATGGGCTGCGGGTGTGGAGTGGCCGTCAAGCGTCTCCTGCTCAAGAAGCGGGATGCAGTGGGTGTGGATATTACGTTGGCGGGATGTGCCACCAAATTCCTCCCGCGACAGGAAGACCCTATATGGATCCCCATAGACCCAGATCATTTCAAGAAAGCTCCTCTGTGGCGTATGCCATTCGTGGATCGAGCATTCCACACCTCAATGTCCTCGGATGTTATGGAGCATCTGCCGCCGGAGATGCTGGACGCCACGATCAAGGAGATGTTCAGGGTTACGCGGGATCGGATGGTTCATGTGGTCAGCACTCAGGAGAGCAAGTGGGAGAAGGGGCTGCATCTGGTCGTGAAGCCCATGTGGTGGTGGCGGAAGAAATTCGAGAAGTACAATTCGCGGGGGATTTGGTGCATGATAGTCACAGCCCAAGAGTTCCTCGGATATCACGGAGAACTGAAGCACATTATGAAAGGGGTAATGCGTGAAAGCAAGCCCACGAATCGACGTGGCAATCCCCACGTGGCACCGTCCAGAAAAGCTCAAGGTGTGCGTGGAATCACTGCTAAACGGAAGCTACGGAAACGTAAGAGTGTTCATTCTCTGCACGGACCAGAATGAGCTGTTCCGGTATGCGAAGCAGTGGGAGGGTGACGGCCGGGTACGCTGTGAGATAACGGATTACAGCAAGGTGAGTACGTGTTGGAATAGCTTCGTGGCCAAGAGCGAAGGGGACTATCTGCTGTTCCTGTGTGATGACACGAGCCTCGACCCTGACTGCCTCACGAATGCCGTGGATATAATGCGGAGGGAGTTTCCTGATGGCGATGGGCTGTTGGGGTTCAATGTCACCAACTACCCCCCAAGCTGGCCGGAGAAGATCACCCAGATGGGATTCCGATTTGTGGGCAGGAAGTTCCATCTGAGATTCCCGCCCGGACAAGCATATTGCCCTGAATACTACCGCTTCTACGTGGATACGGAGATGGGGCTGTATGCGAAGAAGGTGGGACGGTTCCGATATGCCGAGAACTGCCGGATGCAGCACTTCCACCCCAACGCTCCCGGTGGTACGCTGGACGAGACACATTATGCCAACCGCGGTGAGAAGCAGATATGGGATAACGAGATATGGAAGGCCCGACAGAAAGCTGGCTATTTGTGGGGGGTTACCACTGAGACTGTGGGGATACGATGAGCATTAAGGCGATTGCCACGGCGGAAAAAGAGCTTTATGATCGGCTATATGATGGCCGTTGCTGTGATACGACGGGGTATTGGCGCGAAATAGCTGGGTATATCGCGGCCACGTCACAACCTAAGGATAAGTTGCTCGATATCGGGTGTGGGCATGGTGACCCAACACGGCTATTATGCAGTCTGGATCGGAATTGTGTCGGGGTGGACATTTCATTGGCGGGTCTGGGGTCCCAGCGGAAAACGGGCAGCGAGTATGATGAATTTCTCCCCACTTGCTCGTTCACGGAAGCGCCTATCTGGGATATGCCCTTTGAGGACAATGAGTTTGACTACACCTTCTCGTTCGACGTAATGGAGCACATCCCCACGGAAGCGGTGGAGGCATCCATACGTGAGCTGTATCGGGTCACCAAGGGGAAGATGCTCCACTGTATAAGTGTGGAGGACGACCCTATGTATGTGGAAGCTCACAAGACTGTTAAGCCGATCAAATGGTGGAAGGCGCAATTCGCCGCAGGGAACACTGAGGGGATAGAGACGGGGCTATTTGCTCCTGATAAGTTCAAAATACTTATGCACATCACTGCGCAGGAAGCATATGATTCGGGGGATACGGCATGAAGGAATGGGCTGACAATAACGCATTCAACAGCTTCAATCCGTGGAAGGGGCTGCTGTATACGGAGCAGTTCAAGCAGATCGCCGCGGGGATAGTGCCGGTGCCGGTGCAGGCCCGGATAGACCCGACGCTCAAGTGCCCCTTGAACTGTGAATGGTGCAACTCTGCCCGATATCGCAAGGCTGGTCATGAGCTAACTACGGAACATGTGATGGACGTGTTGCGGTTCCTGAAGGAGTGGGGGGTGCAGGCAGTGGTATGGGCGGGCGGTGGCGAGCCCACATTTCATCCGCGTTTCACCGAGATGCTCCAGTACAATGCGCTCCTCGGCATGGATGCCGCCATCTTGTCCAACGGGGTGTGTGATGGTGCTACCGCAGAGCAGATCGGCCAGCTTTGCCGGTGGGCGGGTATCAGTGTGGATGCGGGGACCGCTCGCACCTACAAGGCCCTCAAGGGGGCAGATGCTTTCGATAAGGTGCTGGATAACATTCACACTATGGCCATTCAGGATGGGCGCTGCAACGTGGGGTACAAGTTCCTCATCACACCTGATAATCAGCATGAGCTCATGACGGCGTGCATTCTGGCGAGGGAAGCGGGAGCGCACGATTTTGTGGCCCGCCCCATGGATACGCAGCACCAAGGCATGGCCGGGAAGCACTTCGACGTGGCCGACTTCAACGTGGACCAGATGCTTCGGCAGTTCGAGTTGTGCCATGGGCTGGAGAGTGATGATTTCCACGTCTATACGGTCACGCATAAATTTGACGAGGACATGGGGCACAGTAAGGATTTCAGTCAGTGCTATGGAGCCCCTCTCCGGATTCACATCGCCACGGATGGGAATGTGTACTTCTGCGATGACCAGTACTATCAGGAGCGGTATAAGCTCGGCACCCACAGCCCGCGGCCCGCGGAGATATTGGAGTTCTGGGGCGGGGAAGGCCACAAGAAGCTACTGTATGGGGACACCCCGAGCCGCTGCACTACCCGGTGCTGCATCGGGGACCACTGTATATTGTGTGAGAGACTATTCGTGAGCGATGATGACCCCATGTGTGCGAGGTATCCATGAGCCGGATAGCAACAGACTTTCTCGTGACGCCCAATATGAATAAGCCGGAAGCATGGACTTATCCCATAGATCACGACGCCATAGCGGTCATGGCCAAGCGTGCGGGACGCGAGAGCGATGAGGGCACCGAGAGGCTTACAGACACGATTGGGGGCCGTACAGTGGCTCTCTGCCTCAATGGCGGGTCGATTAAGGGGCTGGAGGAGCGGATTGAGGACTTCGCCCAGTTTGATCTGTGCTGGATGGGGATGAACAGGTTCAGCCAGATCGAGAAGCGTATCCTGGGCAAGATAGATAACAGCTTCGATATCATATTCTGCATGAGCGAGCAGGATATCCCGAAGCGTATCCCCGACCTCAAGGAGTTTGTATCGCGTGATGCCAAGCACCTTCTCATGACCACGTTGTGTGCCTTCACATGGTTGGATGCGGTGGACCGGGAATGGCTTATTGATTTCCACGGGGAGCAGCTCTACCTCATGCCGCGGCTCCTCTGCCGACCCGCCTACCCCATCTCGCTTGAGGTGATTGTGGACGAGCTGATTAAGGCCAAGGTGGAGAAGCTCATACTGTTCGGCGCCGATGGCTATCTGCACCCGGCCATGGAGGGGAAGACCGAGGAGGAGATCATTCGGTGGAGCCAGCAGGAGATGTTGGCCACCTACTATGACCCAGAGTTCTTTAAGAACGAGCGCAGGGCCACGGGGGTGGGTGTTGGCACAGTGAGGTTCAATAAGAATTTCACGTACCAGCCCGACAAGATAGAGATCGTGAATTGCTCCCCTGGAAGCTATTACGGGCACATACCCGTGACGAACTATGATGGACTATGGAGTGCGCTTGCGGTAGGGGGATTGGCATGCACATGACACCTGGAGATTTGGTAGATAAGTTCACAATAGCCAAGCTGTATGTGGCACGGGATAACGGGGACATGGTGGCGGTTGGAAAGTATAATGCTGGGCTGTCCGAGCTGAGACGCGCCCATCCGAAGCTCCCATGGGACGAGCTGGTGGATATGGTGTATACGATCAACAACACCATTTGGGATTATGAGGCACCTATCCACAGCGGTAAGATGGATGGCGACCCAGTGATAGCGGGTGTATTGGCACTCAGGGTGCGGAAGTTCAATGATATCCGCGTGCGGATGAGCAAGCTGATCGACCAACTGGTAGAGAGGGATACGAAGTGAAAAATGTGCTGATTACGGGGCTGACGGGATTCGCCGGACCGCATCTGGCCAACCATCTGCTGGAGCGCACCCCCGGCCTACGCATATATGGGCTGGTAAGGGCATCGAACGGGCGGCAGAATGACATCCGCGATATTGTGCCAGATGCCGTGTACCGGGAGCTCAAGTGGGCCTATGGGAATCTGGACGATCTGGAGTCTATGCGCCGCGTGTTCAAGGAGAGGGGCTTCGATCAGATATACCATCTGGGAGCACAGTCGCATCCTCCCACGAGCTTCAAGGACCCGCAGGGCACCTTCGTGACCAACGCGCTTGGCACGGTGAACCTGATTACGTTGATGCACCAGTTCTGCCCAGACTGTATGATGCTGAACTGCTCCACGAGCGAGGTGTATGGGGCTGTGGATGAGGGCAAGCAGCCAATCACCGAGAACCATCCGATAGCCCCCGTGAATCCGTATGGTGTGAGCAAGGCCGCCGCCGACCTCTACGCGACCGAGCGGGCGAGACATCGTGGCCTCCTGATATTCAACAGCCGGGCATTCTCCCACACGGGTCCCCGACGCGGTTACACGTTCTCCATCTCCGGGGATGCCTACCAGCTCATCAGGATCAAGAAGGGGCTGCAAAGTCCTGTGGTGAAGGTGGGGACGCTCGCTAGCAAGCGCGTGGTGATGGATGTACGGGATTGCGTGAGGGCATATGCGCTGCTGATGCAGAAGGCTACTGCCGGCGAGAGCTATAACGTGGGTGGGGACGAGATCGGGTCCATGGGGGATTGGCTGAATGCCATGGTGGATATCGCCGGGCTCAGTATCACCACCGAGGTGTACCCGCCCTTTGTGCGCCCCATCGACATCCCCGTGCAGATACCGGACAGCACCAAGCTCCGGGAGCTCACTGGATGGAAGCCGGAAATCCCCATGGAGCAGACACTCACGGACCTTTTGGCCTACTGGGACAGGAAGATCATATGCTGAAAGCACTCATCACAGGGATTACGGGACAGGACGGGAGTTATCTGGCGGAGCTGTTGCTGGACAAGGGGTATGAGGTGCATGGGATGGTGAGGCGCGTGGCACTCCAGGATAGGCGGGTGAGGTTGGCCCGTATCGTCCATCTCCTCGACCGCATCACGCTCCACGCCGGGTCGGTGCAGGACTACGGGAGCGTTGTGCGTATGGTACAGGGGGTGCAGCCCGATGAGTGCTACCATCTGGCCGCCCAGAGCTTCGTGATGGATAGCTTTGAGGACCCCCACACCACGCTCGATACCAACATCGTGGGGACGCTCAACATGCTTATGGCCATGCGTGATCTGGTTCCCAAGTGCAAGTTCTACTTCGCGGCCAGCTCAGAGATGTTCGGGAAGGTGGCTGAGAGCCCCCAGAACGAGCGAACGCCCTTCCACCCACGCTCACCCTATGGAGTCAGTAAGGTGGCCGGATATGGGCTTACACGGCACTTCCGGGAAGCCTATGGGATGTTTGCCTGCTCAGGCATTCTGTTCAACCATGAAAGCCCCCGCCGTGGCATGGAGTTCGTGACACGCAAGATCACCCGCGGGGTAGCAGCGATCAAGGCAGGACGGGCCAAGGAGCTGGCTCTGGGTAATCTGGATGCCAAACGTGATTGGGGACATAGCAGGGACTTCGTAAGGGCGATGTGGATGATGCTGCAAGCGGATCAGCCGGATGACTACGTGGTGGCCACGGGCGAGATGCATTCGATAAAGGACTTCTGCCGGGCAGCGTTTGGCCGCGTGGGTCTGGACTGGCAGAAATATGTGACGGTGAGTGATGAGTTCAAACGGCCCAGCGAGGTGCAGGAGCTTCGTGGGGATGCGACGAAAGCAAAGACGGTACTCGGGTGGAAACCACAGATAAGATTTTTCGACTTGGTAGCGGAAATGATTGATGCAGAAGGAGGTGCAGCATGATTAATGTTGGCTTGACTTATGGCGGGCAGTCATATGAGAACCCCACGACCTACGCAGCGATCGAGCTGGATATCACGGGGGGAGTGACCGAGGTGATGTACTGCCCATGGTGCGGGGACATGTTCATCCAAATAGTGGCTACAGGGCTCAGTAGTGTGAATACGCTTGTAGTTACCGCGGAGGGGGGCTTGGATAACTCGAACTGGGATAATCTGGATGCGAATGACGCCTCCACGACCATATCCTCGAACGGCACTACGCTCCTCTACTTCCCCGGCAGTGTGACGCCCTATGTGAGGGTGTCAGGACTCTCTAACGCCCCAGCGGTTGTGGGCTGCAAGGCGTTCTTCGGGAGGGTGTCATGATAAACCTAACGGACAAAGAGTGGAACCAAGCCCAGATAGAGGCTGAGGTGGAGGACGCCCTCATTGCCTACAGCACGGCGAGGATTGCCGATGTAACGACGGTGGGGACCCAGGTGACTGCGGTAGCGGCCCAGAACACGGCAATAGCGGCTCAGGTAACGGTGGTGGATGGGGTGGCAGACCTTATCCCTGCATCCACCGGCACCCTTTCATGGAATGCCACAGCGTTGGCCGCCATCGAACTCCAGTGCAATGATGCGCTCGTGGCCGAAGGGCTGGACCATCTCACGACGGTAGCCGACGCCACTCTCGCTACGGTTATCAATGACACGGTGATTGCTCATATTCTCGCCGTCGATGGGGATGTGAGTGACTTCGACGATAACACGGACTCGCTTGAGGCGATCAGGGATAAGGCAGACCTCATCCAACCGGACGCCGCAGACAACCTCTCCACTGCCATGACCGAGTTGGAGGCAGTGCTGGACCTCGCCCGTGCGGGTGACTCCGGCGACTACGTGATGGACGGGAGCGAGATCACGTTGTACGAGGAGTTGGACACCACCGCGTTCATGTTCGAGGGTGGGTTTATCGACTGGACTGGATTACAGTCTGGTGCTGGTGTGGATACCACGATCAAGGGGTATGCCAAGATTGAGGACGGCGGCGCGTGGGTGCAGAACTATGAGGAGACGTTCCTCAACGCCGCACTGCCCTCGCCGCTACTGGTGCCTGTCCCGCGCAACACCACCACGGATTGCGCCCCCGCCAAATTCGCCAACACCTACGGGGTCAAGATCACGGCTACGCAGGCGGCGGTCGGTGGCGGATGGAACACGCTGGCGTTTGAGGCATATGACAGCAAGGCCGGAGGGTAAGCATTTCCGATACCATCTACACGCATAAGGAGGCAATAAGATGGTTATTAGCGATAACACAAAACGGATAGTGAGTCTGCTGAAGTCGCAGTTGGGGAGCCAGCGGGATCAGGTGGAGCGTGAACTTGTTGCGCTGGAGGTACGCAAGACCGCCCTTACGGAGCAGAGGGATGCACTGGGGGTGGACTATGAGTCGCTTGAGACCGACATAGCGGAACCTACTCCAGTGGTAGAGGAGCCAGTCTGATGCCTACACGCAGGAGCAGCGGCATCATATTCAAGCAGGAACAGTTCGTGACCGATCCGGGTACGGCGTACAACGACGTGAGTCGGAACCACCACACCTGTACGCCCACGGCACTGGATTATACAGAGCTGCCGAGCGGCCTGTGGGTGCCGACGTTTGATGGCGCGGATACGAAGGTGGATACGGGGAGTGATTGGATAGGGGACAGAGAATACTCCATCGGTTGCTGGTTTTATGTTGATGGGGACTCTTCGGTTAATAATGTTCGTATCCTTGAGAATGGGCAGTTCATTATCAATATAATAAGTAGCGGAAGATTAAACGTGTCATCTGATAGGGGTGGGACTTCTATCCAGAGTGATTATAATGAATCGTGGCGTGCCCGCATGTGGTACAATCTTTTCATCACAAGAAGCATTTCCGGCACCGGTGCAATCTATTCCGATGGGGTATTGGTGGAGTCAGGAGCTACTGGAACACCTGCAATCGGAACCACAAATATATTTATTGGTAACATTACCGGAGGAGACCGACCATTCCCCGGCTACATCGACGACCTCACCGTCTACTCCTATATCCCGGCAGCACCCACCACCTTCGCCGTTGCCCGCTATAACGAGAGCGCACTGCTCTATGGGAAGGCCCTTATATGAGCTATTTTAAGCCTGCTGAGTTCTATTGCCAATGCGGATGCAGCGAGCAGGGAGTGTCTGAGCGCCTAGTGGACATGCTCAACGTGGCTCGGCACTTCGCTGGTATCCCCTTTGTCATCACCAGTGGGTATCGGTGTGCCGAGCATAACCAGGCTGTCAGTGGCTCACCGGACTCCGCGCATCTCAGGGGGTTGGCGGTAGACATAGCCGCTGTCACATCGCATGAGAGATTCCGTATTCTCTATGGACTATTCAAGGCAGGCTTTGAGCGCATCGGGGAGGGAGACGACTTCTTCCATGTTGATATTGACCCCAGCAAGGAATCCGAACTCTGTTGGCCTTATGATTGAAAGGTGGTAAGCCGTGGCAGCGACGATAACAGTAGGCACGAATAGCTGGGTGACCGAGGCCCAAGCCGACACCTACATGGCCGCCCGCATCAAGGGGAGCGACTACTGGACCGACGCGGCTTCTGACAACATCCCTGCGCTCATTACTGCCTACAACTGGCTCATGGCCGGCAGATTCTCCCTGAGTGCTTCTGCGACCGCGGCACAGGCCATTAAGGATGCCCAATGTGAGATGGCACTGTTCCTACTCCAGCACCAGCCCGACCTCGACCTCCGTATGGGGTTGCAGGCGCAGGGAGTGGTGGCAGCAGGGGTCGTGAAGGAGAAGTATCGCAACGACGGCAGTATAGAGCTTCCCATGCCGCTGATCGTACAGCAGCTCTTGTCTGCATACGACACCGATAGCCCCATCGGCCTTGTGACCTTGGAGCGGAATGAGGAAGAGGATGCGGATTATAATGCATGGGGCAATTTGCTCACAGATGAAGCAGCAGACTAAGGAGGATGACATGGCACGGAAAGCGAAGCGGAGTGTGAGACTGTTGAAGAAAGACGGCGTATATGTGGCCACAGCGGGCGGCCATACCAATCGGTACGGGATTGGCTCATCGGTGCCTGCCGGGTCTTGTGCGTATAAGCCTGAGCGTGGGCCATGGACCGCCCTTACACTGGCCGATGCCAAGCAGATGGCCAATGACTTCTGCGACAACATGCTGAAGGGATAACCCGTGATCGGTGCGTATCTGGTGGATAGTATCACGCTTCGGAAGCACAATGGGGCTGACGAGTGGCGGGAACCCGTGGCAGCCACAGACGAGGCGGTGAAAGCGTTCGTGCAGTATGGCGAGAGGATGATACAGAATGCCGCGGGGGAGTTGGTGGTGAGTATGGCGAAGGTGCTTATGCGTCCGCGCACCATCATCAACAGCGGATACTCCACCAGGGCGGCCAATACCATCAGCTACAAGGACACGATCGTATTTGACGGGGAGACCCATGCGATCATGCGAATCAGCAAGCTGAGGGATTTCTCGGTGAGGTCATTGGAGGTGTATGTTGCGTAATCGGGAGATGGTGTTGGATATGAGTGAGGTGAAGCGCCGCATGGCAGACCTGAATCTGCGGATACTGCCCGGCCGGATACGACGTGGCCTTACCATCGCTGGTAATCGCCTCATGGTGGCCACCGTGGTCGAGGAGCCTACCGCACCCATCAAGCGTGGTGGTTATGGTGGTTCCTGGGGCACGAGTGAGTATGGCCCCACCTTTACCCGCAATTCATTTGATAATCGCGTAGCGGGCGAGCTGAGGGCCTCTGGCGCGCTGTTTGTGGATGGCGTTAAGAAGCGCACTACGGTGCGGCGCGGTGAATTTGCCACAGGACGCTATCAGCCATTTGCGTATGGGGGTGCCCCCATTCTGCCGGGCTCCCACGAGGCGTGCATTGTGTTCAACGCGCCCTACGCCGCCGAGCAGCATGAGCAATGGCCCAGCAAGACGGAGCCGGGCGCGGGTATGCGTTACCTCTCCACCAAGCTCTACGGTCACGCTATCGAATATATTGGCATTGTAGCAGAGGCGGTGCGGTTATGATTAAAGAGTTCACCACCCACATCGCAAACAATACATCGTTCACCATCGGCACCACCCTCTTCGACATCGGGGAGGACTCCGATCCGGTGGACACATGCGTGGTCATAGCAGAAACCGCTCCTGGTCTGGCGAACGGTATCCTCACTGACCTCAGACAAGTTCCCCTCACGGCGTACTCGAAAGGAACCACGCACTATACCGCGAGGGATAATGCCTATACCCTGTTTACCCTGCTGCACGGGAAACAGCAGATAGCGCTGCCAGTAGTGAGTGGCGGCTCAACTTACACGTGTAATATCGAGTGTGGGACACCCTATTTCATCGGTCTGGACGAAGCAGGACGCCGCTACACCTATGTTATGCCAATTGATGTTACAGTGACCAATATTACCTAACAAAGGAGTAAGATCATGGGATTCGGACCGACCAGAGATTTGGGACCCGCCATAGCTGTATGGGGGGCAACCTCGATCGATGAAACCTTCGACGATATCAGGTGGACATGCACTGGGGAGGACGCCGAGGTGTTTGAGGCAGTGTTCGGCGCTACCCCTGTGGACACCATCCACCTCGGGTATTCGGCATGCAGCGTCACCGTTCCGGCAACCCGCATCACACTCACCGCGTTGGCCACGCTACTGCCTGGCGGCACCTACCCCAACAGCGAGTATGTGGGGGTGAAACCGGGACTCTCCGTAGGTACATCCCAGTACGAGAACGGGCTACCCCTGTTCATCAAGCCCATCGTGGATGGTGTGGCGGTGGACAATGGCCGCTGGCTACGGCTTGAGCGCACCTATCCCGTAGCGAATTTCGACGTGGGCTTCAACCTGCGTGATCAGCGGGTGTACGGGCTCACATTCAAGGCTCACCCGGATGAGACCAGCGCACTGCTGTGGTCCGCGGGTGAGGTAGCCACCGCAGCATCCTACACGTAAGGAGAATTACAGTGCCAAAGATTAACATTGATGAATTAGTCAAGCCCATTGAGGTGGTAGTTGGTGGGAAAACTTACACCATTGAGGATATTCCGCAGGCCACCGCGAAGCGCATGAACGCCATCGGGGTCAAGGCAAAGAAAGCGGAAGAGGCTGGCGATACGGAGGATACCAGCACCGACGAAATGGCCGCAGTGCTCGCGGAGATACTGGGGGCAAAACCGGAAGCCATCGCCGCCCTTGGTATGCGGAAGCTCCTCGCGCTCATCACTGGCGTAATGGGTGAGATCAGTGCGGAGATCGAAGGAAAAAACTCCCCAAAGGTCGCTGCTCGGAAATAGCCATTATAGCGGCGGCCTTCCCCGGCATGTTTACGTGGGAGGAACTACTCGATATGGGCGTGAGGCAGCAAGCCTACTGGATACGCCAAGCGGACGCCCTGAGTAGACAGAACATTGCGTTGATCGCTCACGCAGTCAATATTGGCATGGCCGGGGATGTAGAGGGATGCCAAAGGGCGGTGGATGCGCTTGAGTTGGCAGTGACCGAGAAAGAGAGCAAGGCGCAGCGGTCTCAGGCAACATGGGATATGCTGGTTGCGATTGGAGGCGGGAAGAGTGTTTAATGTTGGGGCGGTACAGGGGTATCTGAAGCTCGATACCAAGGGGTGGGACCGGAGTATGGGGCAAGCCGGTGCTTCACTTCAAGCACTCTCTCGCACCTTTGCCAGGTTCGGGGCCGTAGCCGTGGGCTCCTTGTTTCTTATTGAGCGGGAGTTCGGCAAGTTCGATAAGGCCATTCGCCACGCCACCTCGGTAAGCGAGACCACCAACGAGCAGTTTGAGCAGATGTCCATGATGGCGCTGGATGCCTCGGTGAGGTGGAACAAGGCGGCGGCCAGTACTGCCCAAGCCTTCTACTTCCTCGGGTCGGCCGGCCTCACAGTGTCAGAGCAATTGGCAGCATTCAACGACACCGTGATGCTCTCCCGCGCCATGGGGAGTGAGCTTGGCCAGACCGTTGAGGGTGTGGTGGATATCGTGAGGGCGTTCGGGCTGGAGTTTGCCAATGTCTCAGAGATAGCCGATCAGCTCACGAAGACCGTCATCAGTAGCAATCAGCAATTCCGCACACTCGATCAAGCAATGACCTATGCCGCCTCGACAGCGAGGCTCACCAATAACACGCTGGCAGAAACCACCGCTATGCTCGGTGTTATGGCCAATGCCGGTATCAAGGGCTCGATGGCTGGTACCGTGCTCAGGCGTGCCATGACCAATCTCATGAGCCCCACTGGCGACATGGCGGAGCTTATCTATGACCTTGGGCTGAACATCTATGATGCCTCAGGGCGCATGAAGCCATTCATCAATATTATGGGGGAGATCAGCGACCAGCTCACCACGGCCACTGATGAGTACAAGAACATGGTATTCGAGGTACTGTTTGGGCGTCGGGCTATTGCTGGTCAGATTGTGCTATTCAATAAGGGGTCGGTGGCCCTCAGGCGGTATGCGGATGAGATCAAGAACTCTGCGGGCACCACGGCGCGTGTGGCGGGGAAGCAGATGAGGGCGTTCACCGAGATACTGGGGCAGTTGTGGCGGGAGGTGCAGAGGGTAGCGATTGTGGTCGGTGGTACACTTGCTCCGGCGCTGGAGAGGGTATCGGATCGGGTGAGAACCAATACTGCGGCGTTCCGGGAGTATGTGGAGGCCAACGCGGCAGCAATAGCGAACGCGCTGAAATGGGTTGCGCTCATCGGAGGGGTGTTGGTGGTAGGGGCACCCCTGTTGATGATCATTACCAGCCTCGTGGGACAGATGACGGCGCTCGCCCTCGTAATAGCCAATCCGTTCGTGGCTCTCATTGCATCGCTCTATGTGCTCCGGGCGGTATGGAAGAACACGAACAAGGAAATATTAGCAGAGACCGCGAAAGCCATTGAGATCACCGCGTACAAGCAGATTGGGCCGGGCGGTATGGCTATTAGTGGTGGCGGTGCGTCGGCTATATTGGCCTCTTTATTGGGGTTTGGTCCGGTTGGAATCGGAGTAGCTGCAGTTGGCGGCGTCGGACTCGGCATATGGCGGTCGCTCAAAGCCAAGGAAGCATTTGAGGAGCTGGAGGCAAAGGGAGAGAGTGCCATACTGGATCTCGGCGTGGTATGGGATGAGGCTTACGCAGCCGTAACCGCCCAGATGAAGACCGACTTCGGTGGTGGATTGGATTTCTCCATAGGTAAGCTGGAGGGATTGGTTCCCGGATTCCAGATGCTTCTCGACATGATACAGGAGATGAAGGACCTGTTCATGAAGGAGCCCATCAAGGGTGGATTGCAATTGCCTACCCTGACCGTGGAGAACAAGGAGTTCCTGGCATGGATGGATACGGCCAAGGAGCGGCTGGATGCCTTCTACAGCCCGAAAGCGCTGGATACGTGGCGGGGGCGGTGGGACAATGCGGTCAAGGCCGTGTTCCAGGACTCCCTCAAGATACACGACGGCATCACCACAGCCCTCAAGGGGATACAGTCAGATTGGGCTACCACGATGGAGAGCTTCATGAACAACGGCGGCAACATGAAGAACTTCCTCGACCAGATGTTCTCGGATATACTGCGCAATTTCAATCAGCTCGTGGCAGAGGTAGCGGCGAACAATCTGCTCTACGCCATGCTGGGCAAGCGGGGGGCTGGGGCTGGCAAGAGTAATCTCCCCTTCTGGGACAAGGTGAAGCTGTGGCTATTTGGACCGGGTGTGGATACCGGCTTGGGATCGGTGATCGGCAAGACGAAGACTAGGGGCGTCTACGAGCCACTGATAGATACGCTTCCCCAGACACCAGAATCCATATTGCAGATAGGCAATCCGCTACTCGGAACCCAGAAGCCCGTGGCGGTCACGGTGGATATACGGAATGAGACAGGGGTGGAGGCTGTGGGCAAGACCGCGGGTGCCCCTGTATGGAATGGTGAGGAGTGGGTGGTGGGTGTGGTTCTGAACCGCCTTGACACAGACCCCAATTTCCGTGACAGGTTCGGGAGGTAAGTATGGCCGCATTCCCAGTCATATACCGCTATGGTACAACGGTGCATAACCCCACTGGCGAGTCGCTCAAGAACGTGATAGCCCATAACCCCACAATACGGAGCCAGTCAGACGGGGGCTATATCACCACGAGAGCGCGTTTCACCCGGATAACGCGGTCATGGCCTGCCTTGCGCTACGAGTGGCTCACAACGGCCAATAAGGACGCTCTGCTGGACTTCGAGAGTGATACGGTAGTGGGGGGATCAAACTCCTTCACATGGACCAATCCTCTCGACTCCACCTCCTACACCGTGCGCCTATCCAGCCTGATGCACTTCACCCCACACCCGAAGACCAATTTCCTATTCTGGCAAGCGGAGTTTGGGCTGGAGGCAGTATGAACGCCGCCTACACCACTGAGGCCAACAAGATCGCCGCCGGCGGAGCGTGGATATCCCTGCTGGAGATAGGAACCACGGGGTATGGTAATCTGCGGTATACCAATAACAATGAGGACGTGGTGTGGCCCGATCCCGATGGGCCGGTCTATGAAGCCATGCCCTTCACCGTGGATGACGTGCAGGTGAGCACCAGCGGGGAATTTCCCGAATACAAGATATATATCTATGAAGTGGATACGGCGGGTGGGTTGCGGCAGAGGGTGGCGGCTACCAGGGGGTTGGTGGAGAGTGAAATCCGCCTCCGCATTGTCCACTCTGACCATCTGGAGCTACCATCGGCAGCCGTGGATGAAACCGCCGAGGTGCTGGCGTGTGAGGTGACCACTCAAGCCATAGTACTAACCGTGGGGATACCAAGCCTGTTGAGCCGACGCTTTCCACGTGACCGCTACACCCCGAGCTTTTGTCGGCATCGATTTGGCGGGGCCATGTGCAGATACCGCCAACCCACGGGGGCAGGGGCATCGCTCACGAGTAGCCTGATATCGTTTGTGCCGGGTGCGGCGTATAATCGTATATCAATGGCTGGTGGCGGGCTGCTGGATGGTGTGTTTGATTTGGCCCCCGGAATCCGCACATGCCCTGGCAACCTCACCGTCAATGGGGGATTTGCGGATGGGGAACAAGGGAGCGTGAGCGGGTGGGCGTATGGGAGCCATGCCACTGGCTGGGAACTCTATGATCTCCGGTCTAAGCTGACGTGTGGACGCCGATGGAGCCAAACCCACGTCAAGTATGGGGCTTATTCCTACTATCATGGCTTGAACCTGGGAAGTGACCCGGAACAGGGTCTCCAACAGGATATCTCCGTGAGTGTAGGTACAGTCTATTCCGTGAGTTGTTGGGTGTGGACTGATTCCACGACTGCCAGCGACGGTATCCGTATGCGGGTATATGCCGGGGGTCCTTGGTCAGTTACAGCCAAGGCTACTACCATCGGAGCTTGGGAACGGCTCACGATCACTACAGTGTCCGCATTCACATCCATTCTCACGATAAAGCTCCTGGGGATCGGGTGGGCTTACTTCGACGGGGTGTGCGTGGTGGAGGGCGCGGTAGCTGGAGACTTCACTCGCCGCAACCTTGATGCCAATGCAGGATTCACCATCAGCGGCTCGGCGCACAATGACGGCTTCTACCTGGCAGATAACTACTATCCCGTGGATGACTCCTATGTGGATGCGTTCGTGGTGGAGGATGAGACCTTCACTGCGGAGTCCGCAGGGGAATCGGTCACCATACAGCTTGGCTACAGTGGATGCGACCATACACTCAAAGCATGCAGGAATCGAGACAATGCACAGAACTTTGGAGGAAGCCCTGGCATTGCGGGCGGGGTATACGGATAAGCTGAAGGGGCTCGTGGGTATTCCCTTTGTGGATGGGGGGCGGAACCCGGCTGTGGGGCTGGACTGCTGGGGGCTAGTGATGGCTGTGGGGAAGCGGTATGGGCTGACTTTCCCCGACTTCACCGTGGGAGCATTCTCCTACGCCACGATTGCGGTGCTGGCCGACCAGCAGAAGCGATCCCTGACGTGGACCCGCATCCTCGAACCAATGGACTATGATATGCCACTGGTGGTGCTGATGCGGATGCACCGGCATTACATCACGCACGCCGGAGTGTTCGTAGGCAACGGGAGGATCATGCACACTACTGAGGCTACCAATGTGGTCATCACGCCCATGGAGATGCTCCAGGGGGCTATGGAAGGGTACTACCGGTATGTTCCGAATCACTAACATCCTCAATCCACTCACGGGCGGGTCTACCACTGAGGAGTATGCGTGGGAGTCGGGGAAACCTCTGGCCGAGTATCTGGAGTACGCGGGTGAGGCTATTGTGGCATGCAATGGGGAGATGCTGGCCGAGGCGCTGGATGCCATCTTCCCAGCGCGTAAGGAAGAGTATACCGTGGTGATGGTGCCGGAGGGGGGAGACCGTACCATGTGGCGCAACGTGGCCAACATCGCGCTTGCCGGAGCACTCTTCGCCACCCCTGCGGGTTGGGCCGGAGTTGCAGGTAAGGCATGGCTCGGCTTTGTCGGGGGCAATGCCATCAGGCTCTTCCTCCGGGACAAGGAGCCACAGGACCGCTCACAGTCGGCATCATATGCGTGGCACTACCAGAGCAGCCCCAATGCGGCTCAGGGCAAGCCCATGCCGATCGTATATGGCAAGGTGCGGGTACGCCCCACGCTCAAGAACCGCTACATCAAGATTGAGGGGGATAAGCAGTATCTCTATGCGCTCTACGGGCTGGCGGCACATCGCGTGGATGAACGCGACCTCCCTACCGATGATGATCTGGACTCGTTGGAGTACGGCGCCGAGTATACCCTGGCGGACGGCTCCATGCCCGGAGTCACCTTCCTCAACGAGGGGGAGACGCCGTATGGCCACGGCACCGCATCCTTCGCAGAGGACATCATCATCAACGGACGTGCCATCGGGGATTTCGGGGCAGAGGTGCAGTGGGAGACGCGACCGGGACTGCCAGAGCAGATGGTGATATTGGGGTTCGAGGCGGCCTACGCCACCTACACCCAAGACCTTGCTGTGTATATGGATGTAGCCGAGGTCAATCCCAAGGAGCTGCAGCTCTCACTTGGATTCATAAATCCATCCCGTCCCAAATTTATATGGCATACCCACACCCTGTTGATCCGCGGCACCGCCTACACCATACCCGCAAACAACGCGGAGTACACCATCGGCAAGGTCAATTACCTCTACCTCGACACGGCAGTGAGCGAAGCGGACTACCAAGTGCAGCACACGACGGCGCCAAGCGGGTCCACCAAGCACATCGTGGCCACCCACAATACCGCCTACGCCAAGAGCCCCTTCCTGGCCAACGACATGGCGTGTCCGGAGACGGCTGATTGGGTCTACCCGGTCACTGAGATCACCAACGCCCACAATCTGGAGGTGGTGTTTGAGCTCCCCTATGGCCTCTATGGACAGAAGCCCGAGGGGGGTCTGCGGTCGGCCGCATGCCGCCTGTTTGCCCAATACCGTCTGCATGGCGCAGACACATGGACCGATTTCGAGGACTATCCCGCCTCCATACCCCGTAGTGGCAACTTCGTACCCGACCCGGATGTACGGAGGAATGACCGCTACTCCGGCCTGCCCACCCACGGAACCGACATTGATAACCGCACCATCATCCGTGCTACCACACAGCCGTTCGCCTTATCGCTGCGGGCACTCCCAGACGATTACCCTTTGGGCTTGCTTGATCCCGAAGAGTCCTACGACATCCGGGTGTCGGCCAGCTCGCCGTGTGTGGTGAAGCTGGTGAGTGTGATGGGGATCGTGTTTGGCTCTGACAATTCCGATGGGGACTGGCCTGGCTTCACCTATCCCGGAGAGCCGCTGCTGGGCATCAAAGCCCTCGCCTCAAGCCAGATCAACAGCGACCTCGACGTGCAGGTGGATGTGGAGCGGAGTGATGTGTGGGTGTACAATAGTAACAAGAAGGAGTGGGTGACGGGGGACGCAACCAACTACGCATGGGCGGTCTATGATATTCTCGCCAACGGCCATCCCGATCACCCGGCCTACCCTGACTATGGCAATGACGATGCCGATGCCATATACGGATGCGGTGTGGACCACCGCCGCCTCGACTACCGCTCATTCAAGGTGTGGGCGGAGCACATCGGCTATGAGGGGTCTCGGGATGTGGACAGCACCACCCTCGGCTATACCGTCAACATCGTGTACGACACCTTCATGAGCGCATGGGACGCCATATTGCGTCTATGCCAAGAAGGCCATGGCATGGTCTATCCCATCGGCACCACCATTTATGCTTTCGCAGATATGGCCGCCAGTGTGAGCCAAGTCTTCACCATAGGCAACATCCACCTCGACACCTTCGTGCAGCAGTACCTTGATCGCAAGAACCGCATGAGCATGATCGAGGCCGCCTACTGGGACGCCGACCGGAACTATGAGCGCACCACGATTGCCGTGCGCACTGCGGACTGGGACACGGGCACTGACCTGAACTCACCCACGGCCATCACGCTCTATGGCACCAATAGCTTTGACCAAGCCGTGAGCATCACCCAGTACCTTCTCACCTCCAACCTCCTGCTCGACAACATGGTGAGCTTTGGGGTGGATGTGGAGGCCATTGGGGTGAAGGCTGGGGATGTGGTGGAAGTACAACACGACATCCTCACCTCTGGCCAAGGCGGTCGTATCGTGAGCGTGACGGATGTGGCGGGCGTGATCACCGTGGTGGTGGATCGCACTCTGACTATGGTGGCTGGCACCCAGTACACCTTCACCGTCTACCACGGCAACGGCACCAGAGAGGTACAGAATGGCTACACGAGCCCCACAAGCTCCAACACACTGGTGTTTGATCCCGCTATCGGGTGGTCGTGGGATACCACTCCCGCAGCCTACGAGGTGTATGCATTTGGGGAGGCAGCCTTCGCCACCAAGCAGTATCGTGTGACCAAGATTGGCCGCACCAACGAGCTTATGCGCACTCTCACTCTGGTCCAGTACGACGCCGCCCTCTACGAGGCATTCGCACCAGGGGACGATCCACCCGGTGACGCCTACGGGCAATATGTGAGTAGCAAGATCGCCATCTCCAACGAGTCCACTGAGGAGCTCGCCAACCTACTCAACTTCGCCTCCAATGTGCAGCTCCGAGAGATACTGTCGCGCAACAGGGTGACGGGGGAGTATGAGTCATCTATCCAAGTATCATGGGATACGGTGCAGGGCGATCCGCGGGGGTCGTGGGAAGTGTACTTCCGGGATGTGGATGTGAGCGACGTCGATTGGCAAGGGGCATGGGAAACCGTATCAGACGGCTACAGCTTCGGGGACAAGGTGGAGCACGATGGCAAGACCTATATCAGCCTTGGGGACGCAAACACAACGACACCGGGGAGTTAGGGTATGCCGAACCCAGATGAGAAGGATAAGACTACCATGTATCGTTACACAATCTACGTGATGCTGACCGTGATCGGGTTCCTGATGGGTATGCAGGTGCAGACCGAGCGGCTCAGGGCTGACATCATCACCAATCGGGTGAAGGTGGAGCTTATTGAGAGGCAGCTCGTGACCATCAACCTGAAGCTTGACAAGCTCCTCAGTTCGGAGTAGGGGGACGGGTATGGCCACACCGTGGGTTGTTGTTGACGAGACGCTTGATTGGAAAGGGGAATGGGATACCACTGCCTCCTACGAGGTGGATGACGCCGTGCTCTACCGGAGCGCCAGTGATGGTGCCTGGCATGCGTTCCTAAGCAAGATCACCCATAATGTGGGGAACACCCCCACCACGTCCCCCGAGGCGTGGAGACGGCTGTATCAGGAGCCAATGCTATGATCACGAGCAATGACAAGCGCACCTCCCTCACCTATGACTTCGTGGTGGGGCATGAGTATGAGGTAGTGGTGAGAGCCATGGGGCCGGATGGCACCCAGGAGCCGATAGAGAGCGCGGCCCGCAATAGCATTGTGATTCACGGCAAGCAGGCTGCGCCCAGTCCGCCCACGGGGTTGGCCACCACAGGCTACTTCAACGCGATCGCCCTGAGCTGGACCAATCCTGCCGACTACGACCTGAAGCATGTGGAGGTATGGAGCTCCACGAACAACAACGTGTCCGGGGCGAGCAAGATAGCCGAGGTGAAGGGGCTGGCGTATCTCGACGTGATAGGCGTGCCCAACTCCACCCGCTACTACTGGATCAAGGCGATCAATACCTCAGACGTGGCCTCCGCGTTCTACCCCAGTATTACCGCCGGTATTAGCGGACGTTCAGTAGGCGTGGAGGCTACGGATATCGCGGACTTCGCCGTGACTGCCACCAAGCAATTCACAAACACCGTGGTGCTCACTGGGGACGCTTGGACCAACAACTCGCCGGGCGCGGGGTCCATTGCGTGGAATGCCCATAGCATAGTCTATGGGGGCGCGTCCTACCCCATCACCGCGGGCAACACGGCGTTGGCCTATGTGTACTGGACTATCGGGGCGGCCACCTATTCAGCCTCGGCCACCCACCCGGCGCTCGGCACCACGGCCTTCATGATCGCCATTAACACCGCGGGCACCCACACGCTTGTGTGGAACTCCTCAGCCAACATGGTGATTGGGACAGCGTTCATTGCCAACCTTGCCGTGACCGACGCCAAGATCGCCAACGCCACCATCACCAACGCGAAAATCGCTAATGTGGACGCGACTAAGATAACCACGGGTACTCTTGTAGTGGCCCGCACAGAGGCTAAGTGTACCGACGCTCTTGCGGACCAGACAGGCGCGAACACGGCGGCGAACATCACGGGGCAGGGGGCGCTGGCGACGCTGTCACTGGTGGAAATCGCACAGCTCGGCACCACGGTCATCACTGGCGGCTACATCAAGACAGGGCTTGTGTCATGCGACAACATTGACACGGGGACGCTCACGGGGCGACTTGTGCGGACGGATACAGGTGCGGCGGGGCATTATAAGCGAGTCGAACTCGATGTATCGGACAATACAGTACGGGTGTATAATGAGGCAGGCGCCAACGTCATCACGCTTGACGACGGGTCAAACTTCGGGGGCAACGCGCCCATAGCTCGACTCCACGAGGACACATACGGCGGGCAGGTCCTTATCTCTCGCGGTGCCGCCGACGCGGACGATCTATATATCCAGCTCCAGTCGATGGCCCCTCC